GTCTTCATGCTTTTAATTATTCGCTTCCAACCTTTCTGACGAGAATATCACGTGCGGAGCGAAGGAGAATTGTGAGCGTTGGCTCGGCGGTCGGAGCCAGACGACTTTCGACCCAATCAGGCGGACGGCTCGGACCACGGATCGCCATGAACTCCTCCTCGGTGAGATGGACGCCGTAATGCTGCAGGAGATAGAGCGAGCGCTCCGGAATCGTCATTCGTGACATGCCCTCGTTGGGCTTGTAGAAAGCGCCGAGCTTCTCGCGACGCCAGCTCTCCTCCTCCGGAACGAAGTACGATTCCTTGAGGTTGCCGACCTTGCCGAGCTCGTGGAGGAGACCGACAAGAAGGATGGACTCCGTCGAAGCTCCCATACCGAAACCATCATTGAGCTTCTTCATGCCCTTTGCGACAGTGATCGCCTGCTGGATGAGACCACCCGGCTCGCAGCCGGGACTGTCATTTCGAGGTTCAGCGGGACACATGAGGAGTCTCTCACCGAGATCTTCCATCATCCGAGTGAGACCGTCACCGCGATCGATCTTGTCAACGAGTTTGGTGTAGCTTGTCCAGAGGTCGGTAAGTTCGCGTTCGTTCATCATGCCTTATTATTGGCGGATGACGTTCATTTTGCAAACCCTTCCCAACTAATAACGACACCTGTTCCTGAGCTTGTCACGTTCGTCTTGAGACCGCTGGGGATCGCGATCCAGCCCAGCTTGTCAGCGGCAGCGAGCGTGGCACGGATGAATCTGATCATGACAGCCTGGCCAGAACCAAAGCGGTACAGATCAGCCGCAGCTTCAACGATGACCTGTCCCTGGCTCTCACGCTTGCTGATTCCAGTGTAGAGACCGTTGAGGACGCTTGATCTTATCGCGAGCTCAAGGATATTGTATATGTCCTGAAGTCCGTCCTCACCCTTACCCCTGAATCTCGAAAGACCCAAGCCTTTGAGCAATCCGTCGGGGTCACGATCAGCACGACCGAGTCCGCTTCCCGCCCATCGTGGTGGGTTGTCTCCGAAGCTCCGGTACTTCGATTTCAGGTTATCACGAATGCTCATGCAGTCTCCTGTGATACATAGGCCGGTGAAAGGGAAACTTCGAAGTGTCCCAAGCCCTCGACATCTATTCCTTCGTCAGAAATTGCCATCAGCTGCTCCATCGAGCCCGGATGAACATCAACAAGAAGCGCGTCATGCAGGACGTAGCAGGGAACGACATCGAGATCCAGTGCCTTGACACGTTCCAAGACGTCACCGAATCCTCCGAGCGCGACGTCAACAGCTGTGGATTGCGTGAAGTGTGAAACGAGAAGATGCTGGTCACGAGCTTCCGGGAGCGGCCGGCCCCAGTGACTCTTGATCATACCACTTCGTCCCAGATCTGATGCGAGACGTGCCCGAAGGGTTGAAAGTCCGAAGTAATCCTCAATCTGCTTCACCATGCTGGAGCTAAGATTTCCGACTTCCTCGGCTACACCAGCCCGTGAAGATCCGTAAAGCATCTTCAGCGTGGCAAGCTTCACCTGCCTGCGATTCGCGGCCCCCCCGAGACGTTCTGAGACGTCGGAATAGATGTCGATGGGTGCAACACCAGCTCGAAGCAAGCGAAGGACTCGGGGCTCGAGAGACACAAAGTCGATCTGCATCATCTGACCGCCGTCAAACCTGCTCGACAGAATCCGACGATGATCCTTCTGCAACGTGAGGATCCTCGGGCCCTCCTTCACCGTGAGTCGACCCGTTGCGGTCGCATGGGAGTAGACCGGTGGTTGAACCATGAAATCAGGTCCTGGTTCGAAGGAATCAAGAATGTGAGAGGACGATCCTGTCTGGCAGATCCGAAGCGCTGCGAGATCGATCCTACAGGGTCGAAGGGCCTCGAGCACGCGGCGTGAGCGAGCCATGACATCTGCGTAGCCCTCGAGACGTTCCAGAGCTTCCTCGAGGATGCTGCTGACACGTTCAGCGTGATCCCGGAGCGCACCGATCGGAATGACAAGGGGCCACGGAACTTGGCCACGCGCGAGGCCATCCATCGATCTCTCATACTCCGGAGGGATCGGTGCGGGTGATTCTATCCCGAGAGTCTCGAAGAGAGCGATAACAGACATCGATGCCTGAGGGTCGCCTAACATCCAGGATCCTTGAGTCTCCGACTCCCAACGGGATGAACCACCTTCGAAGACAAGGTTCTTGGGTGAGTTAAGGGCGTATCTCGAGATTGATAGCATGAGCAACCCTAACGAGACCACCCTACTTTTTCACATCACTTCGGAGCCTTGGGCGGTTTGTCCTTCAGCTGCTGGTCGAGTTCCTCTTTCGCAGCAGCCATGACGATCCCGGCAGCTTCAGCTCCCATCGCGGCGATGTACTCGTCAGCGTTCAAGATGAGCTCTACGATTCTCTTCGCCTGCTCGATGTCAGATTGGACCTCTGCGTACTTCGCAGCAACCTCGGCAGCTTTCTTCTGCGCTTCAGCGGCGGCGATCTTGACCTCCTCCGGTATCATCGCCTCGATCTTCGCCTGGGCTGCGACCTTTGCCTCCTCAACCTCAAGCGCGATCCTGTCCTTCACCTTCTGCAGCTCAGCATCGATCTTCATCTGAACTTCGATTGCAACGCGTGCGGCGGGCGCGAGTGACTTGCCGATCGCGCGACCAGCGGCCTGCAGGAACTCGCGCTCCTTTATCTTTGCGCGATCAATCGCGTTCTTCTCTTCCCGGGGACCAGAGAGTTTCACGGGAGCGGGTGGCGCAGTCGGCGAAGCGTCACTCGGGGCTTTCTCTGACATTGCATTCTTCACCCGAACGGCAAGCATCGCGAGATTCTGGCTCAAGCTTGTGTAGGTCGCGAAGCCCTCACCGTAGCTGAGCTTGACGTCAGTCTTAAATCCTGATGGACCGATCTTATGCTCGGCTCCTTGCACGAAGTACACGTTGTCGATTGAAGTTCCAGTTCCGAAATCAACGAAAACACGTTGCATCGGGAAGAAGAGCGGACAACCGAACGTCGAGAGACTCAGTGAACCTGGAATGAGCTGCATGGGAACTCCGCCGTCAACGACATCAGGTGCCACCTCGCCGGGAGCCTGAAATGACCTTACCATCATGGCATTACCAAAGCCGGCATTCGATACGCTCGCAAGTGAAGCGTTGATTATTCCCGAGTTCATCGAACCGTAGGTGAAGGTTGGCATTCCAGCAGACACAAGACGTTTGATATCATTGTAGTCTCCCGCTACCGAGTACATCGGTGGCAGACCCTCAATGGGCTTTCCGTCGCTTCCTTTAACGTTTGAGGTGTCAAGCTTTTTCAGCAATCCAGCTTTCTCACCGGCTTCAAGGACCGCATTGAGATCCTGACGTCTTTGAGTGATGAACTCCTTACCCGGGCTGCCGACTGCCTCACGTGTTGCATCAGAGACCGGTCCGACTATCACCCCGAGTTGGTCATCACGAGCTGCCGTGAGCATTTCACCGAGAGTTCTGGTGGCTGTTGCGCTTGAGTCAAAGACATGAATCTTTATTATTGTCTTTGCTGTTCCATCCGAGTAGCGAAGCTTCTCTCCACGCGCGTCGAGAAGAGGAGCTCCCTCAACGAAAATTCCAAGCTTCGGTTGAATGAATTTCTTTTCGTAGATACCAACTTTCTCTAAGCGTTCCTCCTGGGTCGCCAAGAATGAAGCTGCGTTCTTGCCCTTGGCAAACTCAGCCGTTCCCTTCGAAGCCTTATCTTTGTTGTAAAAATCTGCCATCATGTAAGCTGGGTCGACAGGAAACCCAACGAATCTACTGTTGAGCAGCTCAATCATCTGATGGAGCGACATCTCTGGATTTTTGGTCACGAACTCGGACACATAGGAGCTGAGCTTGTTCTTGCTGATCGGAAACCAGCTTAGGGGACAGCCGTGAAGAGCGCCCGCGTAATCATTGAGAGGGTAAAAGATGACCTGAACTTCCTCGTACTGACCTGAATCAGCAAGCGGATTCGCGACGAGTGACATAAAAATCGAACCCAGCGATGAGAAACCGCCCGATTCGGCCGGGTTCTTACCTTTCACGTAATCCAGTGCCTGCTGTGCCGTGCCTCCATTCGAGTCGTACCAACCTCCGGCACGTCGTCCCTCAAGATCCGTGAAAAAATCATCTGAGATGCCATCATCTCCCATTTTTGGAATTTTTCCGACCATCTCCGTGTAGCTTGTCTTTAGTTTATCAGCGATTTCAAAAACTGTGCCATTTGTCCCTGGTTTCGCTTTCCACGCACCCTTGCTCAGAGTCACCTCTCCGAAAGCGTCAGCAAAAGCATTCACTATGGCATCGCTCTTATCCATAGTGATGCCCTTTCCTTTCTGCTCCTGAAGGGAGTCAAGAGCATTCATGAAGCTGCTATCGCTCGCAGCTTTAATGAGTGATGTTGGATCGGTGATTGAATTCACGAAATCGTACTTTGCCATCCCTGGACCAGGGAGGCCCGAAGCTCGAACGAGCGCTAGGGCTTCTTTCACTTTCCGAACTATGCGTTCAAGATCATGCTGCCACTGCCGAGTTGCTCGGGTTGATAAGCTTAGAAGATCCGTGCTTCCCACTGAAAAGAGATTTAGAGAGATTTTTACTCCTCCGCCTTCCTCGAAGTTGTAACTTGATGTCGCAATCCTGTAGCGACCCTCCACCTTCAAAGCGTCAAGGAACTTTCCGAACGAGTTGCTTGATTTGAGTCCCCCGTCAGGATGTGACCACCCGTAAGTGACGTCGATGAATGTTCTTCCGTAGAGATCAGGTCGGACGAGATCAGCGATCTCACGAAGTCGAGATCGATCATGTACCGTGATCTCCATCCTGATCTGTGAGAATGATGAGGTGTTCTTCTGCATCTTAACAGAGACGCTAAGCTCACCGAGGGAGGCGAGAGGGCGAAGTCGATCGATAACCGGTACGTACTCCGCTCCGTGAGCGTCCATGTTGACGAGCGTCTGAGGAGCTGTGAAAAGCTCCATGCCAGATCGTGTTCCGATTCCAAAATCGAGAACCTCGGATCCCACTGGCGTCGCTTGAGCGCCTAACATCGCAGAGTCGGCAGACCCGAGTCCCGGTGGGTTGAGAAACCTGAGCAGAGTCGGGGCGACCGTATTGCCATCCGCACCCGTCGCTGGACGTGAGGTGACAAGCTCAACGTTCACATATGGAACGCATTTCGACAGTTCAAGCGTCGGAATCGCGTTCATGAAAACCTCGATCGGTCCCATGTCCCTCGTCGCTGGTCCCATAGCTGGATTCGCGACTGCTACAGCGTACACGTTCGGAGCCTGATTCGTGGGTTCCGTCGGGGACGTGTTTATCTTGCTCGGAGCTCCGATTCCGCTAATCTTTTCGAAATTTGCGCCCGAAAAGATGCTCTTCTTTTCTCCGATACCAGCGATCTTGAACTGTGAACCGTACTTGTCCTCGACGCTCAATTGATCAACATTATTCACATTTCCGAGGAAGGCGCTGATGCTGAGTGCTCCGTTGATGAGATCAGAGATATGCTCTGCTGATGGAGATCCTGTCCTCGGCTCAGCAGCGACCCTGATCACGTCCCCGAGCGCGTTAATTTTATCGAGATCGGTTCGATATGAGCTCTGTAGATTTGTTGTGGTAGAAGCAGCTTTTCTATTCGCGCGGGCGACAAGGCGTGCCTCCCATGTCCTGTCGATGTAATCAGCGTCGGTAATCGCGCCGAAGTACTGAGCAAGCTCGTTGGTTGCAGCATTGAGAAGTGGTGAACGTGGCAAGGTTACACAAGCTCCAGAACTGAGTTCACGTTTGTCGGAGCAAGGAGACGAGTCCCGGGCGGGACCTGCAACCACCAGCCGACCCCAGAAGCGATGGCGATAACCCACCAGAGCTTGCCATCTCCGTAGAGATCACCAGCGATGTGATCGAGACGTTGCGCTTCGGTGGTGGTGATCTCACGGGTCGCTATTGAACCATTCGCGATTGCCTGTCGAATTCGCAGGATCGCCTGTGAGGAAGCGAGCCGTTGAGGCGCCCCGATGATCTGATCTTTCTGATACCTGCTGGTGGCCATTTTCTCTCCCCGTCAATCTTAGAACAATTTGCCTAACCAGTTAGGCTTGAATGTCTCTTCGTAAGCTATCTGGCTCTCAGCTGCATCGAGAGCTGCGTCTGTTCTCTTCGTTGTTCCTGCACCGTAAGGCTCTTTTTCACCGCCCTCAACGATTCCATTGACGAGTCTTCCGACCGGGTAGATCGGTGCTCTATTGAAGCCCTCATGGTCGAGGCCCGGTGCGATGTCGTGGATGGGCTCAAAGCTCATTTGCACCTTGCAAGAACGGGGCGCTCTGTTACCGGGCCCATCCTCTCCAACGCCCCAGAGAGCGTCATTCCATGTAAAGCCAAGCTGTGTGACAACGGCTGCGAGCCCCATGCCTGCAGCTGATTCGAAAGAGCGAACGATGAAATTGTTTTTTGCGTCGTAAAAATCTCTTATGTCACCATTTGCGTCGTAGTTCAGATACGTTTTGGGAGTGTACTCGTCGTAATTTACGAGGATGGTAACCAATTTACCTTCCGCAAATATACTCAACGTAGCTACGCCGTTTGTGGGATCAACAGTTCCAGAAGCGTTCTCCGCTTTTTTAAAGATCTTGATCATTTCACCCGAAACTACACCCGTGATTGCGTCTACTGCGTAATATTCTCCGGGCTTTACCGTGAAAGATGATATTCCAGCCCCAAGACCAGAAACAGATTGACCGAAATCGTTACTCTGATAACCGAAGATACGTTTTAGATTGAATCTCGAGTAATTCGATCGAATCAAGTCTCCGACTCTTAAGCGAATAACCGGAGTTGCAGTGGGTATTTGAGAAAACGGTTGAGTGAACTTGAAATCAGAGTCGTTTATCTTTCCGCTGAGCTCTCTGCCTTTAGACCATTGCGGATAAACCATCGTTGTCAACTTATTGATCTGCCACCACATGTAATCGAAATCCTGCGGGTTCATTCCAACAATGTGAAACGTACATGCAACGGAGCGCTTTGTATCCTTATACGTCTGAACGTTCTCAATGCGACCGTATCCCGAAGTTGAATTATAGTTCGCAGTGTAAGAATCAGTGATGTCATCTAGGAAAGCGTGGAAAGAGATGATCTCGTTTGTTCGAAGATCATGGAAATAGAAGGGCATGTACTCAGCGTCAAGAGCTGATTCTATCGATCGAACCGTCTCGGCAGAAATCCTTAACTTACCGTCAACATCGCTGGGGACCACGCCCTTCATACGATCAGCGACGTTTCCCGTCATCAGATTTCGATAAGATTGCGTGCTTCCGGCTGGAATCAAGTGCGCCGATGGGAGATCAGCGAGTCCTAAAGTGCTTCCACGCAGGCCGACGAGCTTGTCACCGTAAACACGACGAGCTGCGAAACCCTTCGCGGTGACGCTTGCACCTTTATCTTTCGAAAGATCAAATCCAGCTGAAGTTCCATAAGCATATGCTGGTGAGGTCTCAATGTCAGTGCCACGATGCTCGATCGCAGCAGCTTGCGTGTAAACTAAGTCACCGATCTGCGCGAGAGTGTTCACAAACTTGAAGAGGGTCGAATCAAAGATGCTGTTTGAGCCTCCGCCAGCTCCGATGAGATCGAGACCTGCGTTTTTCAGTTCAGTCACAATATCACCCAGAGCGTAAGCATTACGGTTGAGCGTTCTTATGATGTTCATGTAGTACTGACGTTGAACGGGATCAGCGAAAATAACCGATGTTAGTCGAGCAGTCGTTTCAGCAAGAATAACAGCGGTGTTTCCATTGAGAACGAAAAAACCGCTTCCCAGAATAAGATCCTTGTCGATTCCGTATGAAACTCCGAGAAACGAAGCAAGGCCTGCGACAACGCAGTCTCCATAATTTGCGGTTGGGTTTGTCGGAGAATAGAACGGGTTGGTGAGTGTGAGACCTGTGACGTTGCTTGCGATATCGAGGGCTTTCGTTAACCCGGAAGCGAAACTTCCGGGTGGTTCCTCGTACCTGAACTTTCCAAACTTCAGTCTCCTGTTGTTTTTAAGTCCCGAGTTCACCTCGGCTGGAATCGCTGCTTTCGATTCTTTCGATGAACCGGCCGACCCAAGCAGCGCGGCGGCTAGAACAGCCCCAATGAATACGCCGCTCGTGACGAACGCGGTGAAAGCAGCGGATCCCGTGTCGAATCCTGTATATGGAGCGTCTGGTCCGTATGGGACCGGGGTCGCTTTCGTGGTATAACGACCCTGATCTTCCCCAGCTTCTCCGGTCTCAAACGCGTCGAGTCCGCCGGACGCCATCGTCCTATTCAGGTCCTGGAGGCTCTCTGGCGCTGCTGCTGCTGCTCTCAACGTTGCAGCGTTGAGCGGCTCTTGCTTCCAAGGACCCTTAAGCCACTTGCTTACGTCCTGATTCGGGCCTGTTGCCGTGATGGGAGCGCCCATCGCTCGTGCCATCAGGCTCTGCGCAACGCCCGTAAGATCCTTAAGATCGACTCGCTTGATGTCGGCGGTGTCGTACGATTTTCCAAGAGAATCACCGAGACGAACACGTCGGGCTGTCTCGATCCCCTCGTGTCTCGAGAAGCTGTTGTCGGCTGAGACCTCAAGATCATTGACTATCGTCTGTCCCGAATTTAGGTTCTTGTCTCGAAGCGCTTCACCCAAAGTTTTCGCGTACCTCGACGCGTTAGGAGTCGTGACTCGGGTGCTTGTTCCAGGACCCTGTGATCCGACAACACCATCGAGAGCATCAGGTCCGCTGCCGACGTGGTTGGAGCGTGCCTGACCTTTCGGAGAAACGTCAACGATCTGACTTACATCTCCGAAAAGAGCTGAAGGCTGAGTCTCCAGGTCCATAGCTTCATGAACTGCGCCCGTGAGTCCCGATGTGAAGCTATTCTGCGTCGCATCACCCTCTGCGATGCTATAGGGATTCGCATGATTTGGGGGATCTTGTCCCGTGTAAGGGTTCGGATTGTTACTGTCAAATCCAGGTGTGAATCCGTGTGTGAGGGAGCTGAGGTATGATCCAAGCGTTCTCTTCTGCTCTTCGGGAATGTCGGTCCCATCGAACTGAACTCCATCGCCCCCAGCGTCGATTAACGGATATGGTGGTGTGAACTTCGTCGATGGCATCAGAACCTCCTTGGAGCGCGTTGGGTCGGGCGATTGGGATCAGCCGCCGCATCCTTATTTAATGACGTAAGGAAGTTATCGAGAGCTCCTTGCGGAAGACCCGTGATGAGAGCTTCATACGGTCTGAGCTCAGCTTCGAGGGTTGCGATCGCAGCCTCACGCTCAGCTTCCGGCACACGCTCAAGGAGCGAGGCGTAGAGAGGAGTTCTCTGTATGATATTAAGAAGCCTGCTCATTCTCCTCTCCATGAGTCATCGTTTCTTCTGGTTTCGAGCAAGCTCTCCGGGCTTCCGGGCTTGTACTCTGTCGTGTAGAAATCGTACTGGTTGCTACGCACGGAGTCCGGAGACTGGAGATAATCGGCAAATTCAACGTTGGGCTTGACGAATCCATCGAGGACGAGTGTCTCCGCCATCTTCTGCGCGCTCATCGTGACGTTCATGTTGACGGTGATCGAGACAGCGCCGTTGTTTATGTCGAACTTCTTCTTCACGACGTTCATCTTGGTGCCGAACCCTTCGACAGCAGCGTCGAGTCTCACAGTATCGAGAGCTTCGAGCACTTTGGCCGTCTCCGCCATCGCAGCCTTGATCTGCTGGAGCTGCTCCAGTGACGCGTTCACACGCTTTGCCACGTCGCCTGGGAGCTTTTCGGTCATGCCCGCGATATAGGTGCCGAGCACGTTGAACGAACCCTTCATGTTGGTTTCTCTTTTCGCGAGAGCTTCAAGGTCGATACCATCGAAAGCCTTGAAGCTGTTGAGCGCGTTGAACAGATGGGTTGGGAAGCTCGCCGTGAGATCGCCGTTACCAGCGACTGTGTCTAGGAAAGTTTTAGCGCTCTCGATGTCAGTGGTAGCAACTTTGGACGCCGCTGATATCGCCGAGATCATTCCCATGAGCGCGCCCGAGGGAGCAAATATCTCGGTGAAGAAGCTGATTTGGGTCTGATCTATCGCATTTGCTGGATCGTTCAACGCTGTCGCTAAATTATTGATGACTTTCGTCATCATCTGAATGATTCCGTCGGATGCCTCGACCGGGATCGATTCGGTGTCAGTTTCGATGACTCCGCTTCCCGTTCCGAACAGGAGAGAGTTCAATGATGACATCGCGGAAACGACGTTTCCAGATACATCAAACGCTTGCACTGATTTAAGGAGCTCAGTTATGCTTTTTCCGAATGAGCCCAAGAATGTAGCGACTGTGGAGATGAGGCTCACCTTACCAGAAAGAGCGTCGACCTGATCTTTCGATAGATTCACCCTGCTGTTAATGTCGTTGAGAATATCAACCGCACCGCCTCCGACAGCGCCGATGAACTTACGAACCTGGTCCATCGAATCTTCGGCTGTGGCCGTGGAGCCACCAGCTGCGAGACTAGCCGAAGTCTTGATGAAATCGAGTCCTGCGGTTCCGAACGTGCTCATCATCTTTGACATCGGATCGAGGATGAGAGCTAGGGTCTGGAACTTCTGTGTTGCTGTCGCAAGATCGCCACCGAGTGAATCCTCGAACTTGCTTATGACACCGACGATTCCGACCTTCTCGTCCTTGTTTCCGACCATGGAAGAGATGTATCCCATGATTCTTGCGATCTTTGAAGATGGAGATTCTTCGCCCATGACCTCAGTGATCGTTCCGTCGGGATTCGTGGTTGTCGCGACCACCGTCGGAATGCCAGGAAGCGAGTTAAGATCCGTCGCGACCTTTATCATCGTTCCCATCATTGTTCCAACACTCGAGAATATCTTTCCGAGATTACCCATTGCGTCGATGTCCTCGGGTTTCACGGACGCGGCCAAAGAATTGATGTTCTTCAGCTGAGCAGCAAACTCTGGACTGCTAAGATACGTGGTCATAGAAGAGATCATCGCCGTAACTTTCGGAATAACCGCATCGAAGATATGCGAGATGCCAGCGAGGACCGCGACAGAAACGGCGCCGCCTGCCAATTTCGCGAACAGGTCTCCCTTGTCCATCGACGCGACTCCCATCAAGATCGCAGCTATGCCGCCCATAGCGGCCACGAGCACAGCCCCAGTGATCAAGAAAGCGTTCTGCAACCCGTCCGCATTCACGGTCGAAAGCGTCGCTCCTGCGTCAGCGAAAAGCTGAATGAGACTTTTTCCGCCACCCTCAGGAGGCTCCAGCACTGATCTCACGAGCTTGATGATCGATGCACCTATCAATGAGATGCCGAGAGCAATAGCTCCGTACTCAGCTGCTTTTGTCGCAGCGCCCCCGAACATGCCGACCAGTCCACCGAAGCTATCCGGACCCGTGCCTGTCATAGCAGCACCTTGCTTGTTAAGCGCAGCAGCAAGATCATTCTGGGCTTTGGCGCTCTCATCCGCCTGCCGGGCAGCCTCAGAGATCTCCTCTGTTGTTCCGCCACCGGTGAAGAGGCCCATCACAGTATCTTTTAGCTGCCCGAAAATTCCAGACGCTGCTGTGAGAATAGGACCGCCAGTGACGAACAACGTCGCGAACGGGAACTCCTGGATGGCACGTCCCAGGAAAGCAACGAGCTCGGACCCGAATTCGATCAGGATCGGCATGAAGGAGGGAAGCTCCCTGACAAGCTCACTGAAACCGTCCTTTATGCCCTCCAGCAGCCCCTGACCGATCGATGGGGAACCGTCGGCCGGTTTCGTGAATGCCTGACGCATTGTTTTCGTAAGATTCGAAAGCACAGTCTTCAATGATCGAACGAGACCGAGGACGATTCCCGGCAACGCTGCTGCGACCGCGAGAAACGTCTGGGTGAGACCTTCCATCAAATTGTCGAATATCGAGGGTTGCCCGTTTTTACCGGTGAAAAGACCATTGAAACCATCCGTGATGACGGATGTGATTCCCGTCATCAAGTTTTTTGCAGCGTTCTTCGGATCCGTTGACATCGCTATTGTAAATTTTTCAATTTCAAGAGCAACCTTCGAGAAAATATCACCGATCGTTGTGACAACGTCGAGAAGACCTTGGAGGGCTTTCGTAACGCCTGGCACCTGTAGGAATGCTGAGAACGTCCTCATTCCTGCGTAATAAGTTTCCAGCAGCGCCTTGGCGATATTGTTGACGGCGTCCTGGACGGGTTTCGAACGATCAAAGGCATCCATAAAGCCCTTGATGAACGCATCGAAGAAGCTCGTGAATCTCTGAATGGGTATTATCACGTTTTCGATGCTATCGGCGAGATCGCGCATGATCTCTTCCTGCGTCTTATGTCCCTTCATTGCCCCGTCTGCGGCCGTCTTCACCTCGTCGTATGACATCGAGAGACCCTTGGCTGAGAATGCAAGGGCTGCCTGCTCCTCGGTGAGACCCGACTGGGACGTAAGAAGAGCTTTATCCTGACGAGAAAGTGTCTCAAAAGATCTTCCTGTCGCTGCGAACGCTTTCTGAAGATCATCTAGAACTTCAGCGGGATTCTGGGCCTGAATGAGCTTGACAGGATCCAGCACCATACCGAATGCAGCGGCTAACTGAGCCGCAGCCTCAGCTCCCGTCTCGAAGTCATCGAACTTCTGGTTCAGACCGATAAGCTCATTGAGCTCGATACCGAGCTTACGGGTGTAAGCGGCGGCCTTGGTGATCTCTGTTACGTAATCTCCCGTCATCCGACCAAGCGACTTGAAGTTTGAGAGGAACGCGCCGACATCCTTTCCAAGGACCTTGGACGAGATACCGAGCTGGCGGCCGATCTTATTCACGCTGGCAAGGGTCTCATCGCTGAACTGCTTCAACGACTTGCTGCTCAGGATCGACATTGTTGAGACATTCTTGAGCGCTTGCTCGTTGAAAAGGAGCGCGTCACGCATGACGTACAGATTCGCAGCAGAGTCGTTGAACTCATCACCGAGGACATCGAGAGTGGGACCCATCGCGCCCGCAAGCTCGCGGACGAGATCGAGACGCTCGATCGCGCCCTCCATGCCCATGTTAAACTTTGATGCAAAGACATTCACGCCACCGGCAGCCTGTTTCAGGCTGGCTCCGAAGCCGTCATACGTCTCCCTCACTCGCTTTGAGGTGTTCTCGGTGAAGCTTCCGAACTCCTTACGAACCCTCTCTAGAGCTTCCCGGAAATGGAGCATATCCTGGATACGCTCGTTGGCAAGCTCAAATATGTAATCAAAGAATGTTGACAGGAATCCCATCGATGCCTGCAGGGGATTCGTGATAACGTCAGCCAGCATGCTGAAGTTTTCTGAAAGCTGACCAACTGCAAGGCTTAACCCCTCGGTCAGCTTTGAGTTGCCCTTGTTCAACCAACCCTGAAGACTCTGGGTAAACGTTTCGTTCTGCTTCGAGCCCTCTTCCATCACTCCGTTGAAGGCGCTTTGCTGCTCATTGAGCTGTGACATTGCGTCCGCGTGCTCTTCGATCGCGACAGCGGTCTCCTGATGTATGCCTGATTGACCGGCCTGCAGCTCCTGGATGGCTCTAAGCGTGCGCTCCTGACTCTGAAGCGCCTCGAGCATCTGCTTGGCTAACTCAAGCTGCTGCTTCTGTAATTCGGGATCCATGCTTTATTCGCCTTCCAGCAAATAACTATGCCGGATCATATTTTTCAGAGTCTCCAGTCCCGACCGAAAGCTCGCTGAAACTCCCGCTCTGCTCGGCGCTTCTCCTCGACCATCGTTGCGACAGCAGCAAGCGATGCATTCTCGTCGCAGAGAGCCTCGTAAAGACGACGTGAAGCGAGAGTTGCTCGGCGGATAATCTTCATCTGGGACGGATCACCCACCAGCTTGGGGGGAGTACCACCCTCGATGATGTATCTACCGGCGGCCGAAAAAATCTCCGCAAGCACCTTTTCTTCTTTGCTCATAAAACCTCCAACTCGATCTCTAATTATGTGAATCGACGAAGGCGCGCTGGAGTTTCACCGCGGTTCAGCCCCATCAAAGATCGAGCCTGCGGGCTGTTCTGATGAGCGGCCCTCGTCGGTGTGTTTTCCTTCTCACTTGCTCGCTGGAGCTCCTTGTTCAACCTCGTGATGAACCAGACACGATATCGTATGGGAATGTTGTAACACTCCCAGTACGAGAAACCCATGTAGTACATCAGTGAGAATGATTGCTCAAGGAAGATCTCTCGATCCTCAGGTGTCAGGCCAAAAAAAGCTGGCACCCAACGGCATCCGCACCTCGCTTACTTCGCTGCAGGATGGGCAGTCAAGGTTTCCCTTCATCTCGATGCCAGGCTCATTCGCATCGATAAACTTACGCAGGGCCATGGAGTCGCGAGCGGGCATATTTCGGATGAAGCCGTTGATCGCACCGCGATCAGTCTTACCATCGACTGAAACGATAGCATATTGGAGACGGGTCGTGATGATATTATCAGCCTGGGCACCCTGCTTCTTCGCGCGTTCCTGGCCAACGTTGATATCCTCCTCATCTCGACCAGTGAGGAACTTGAAATGAACGGTCTTCTTGGTGACAGGAAGCTTGAACTCAAATACGTTCTGGCCAGGAGAGACGGGATCGATCGAAAGACGCTTGATCGGAAGCGCTCCGAGATCAAACTCCTGCTTGGAGCGAGTGTTGCACTTCGGACAATCAGCCTCAACGTTGTACTCGGCGCCGTATCCAGTCACTCGAAGAGCAATCATCAGAGCGTTGCGATCTCCGACAAGCATGTCGGGAACGCTGATTCGCTTGTCCATGAGGCAGCTCTTGATGAGCTCGGTGATAACTGTTCCTTTCTTGATCAGAGCTCTGGATGTGAGAATGTCCTCCTCACGAGCTGTCATCGCCCGAATGTCGACCGTCTCCCTTCCATGAAGGGGAGACTCAGCCGGATAAACTGCGCCGTTCGAGGGAAGTGGAATCGACTCAACTGGAACCTCAAAACCGAAATCGTCACGCATGACGTCCTTCGTTTGGATACCGGCCGGAACTGCACCGCCGAATAATGCACTACGATCTGTCTCTGATGCCACTTGAATCTCTCCTAGAAATTGCTAATACAATTCTTAAGGAAAGGAGAGACAAGTAAAAAAATCACGGATCAAAGTTAAGTGATGGGTGCTCCTCACCGTGGCAGCGATGGCAGAGAACCTCGGCGGTGGGCATCATCTCAACGTGCCAGTCGATCACCCGCTCGACCCACGCTGCCTGATCCTCCCAGCTGATCTCATCCGACGTGGGGGCGCACCGATGGATGATCTCCGCCATACGAACCTCGCTGTGATGGACGTGGAGATCGTCGGTCGCGGCGCAACGCTCGCACTTGAACCCTGCTCGCTGCAGGGCTGGGAACTTCCAGAGCTTGTAGAGTCGCGAGCTGCCGTGGCACAGCGTCCCGATTGTCGATGTCCCGCCCTTCCACTGCGGATGAGCCGAGCCGGTGAGCGGAACGATGACCCCGGTCTGCCAATGTCTCGTCATCATTTCTGACTTTCTCTTTCTTTCTTTGTCAGATCCGTACGCAATTTCGCATAACTTCGCGAAATCGGAGTCATTTTCTTTCGTTTTACCTCGATTCCACGGATTACAACCCCATCGCTCTTCTTTGCGACGCGCTTCAAGGCTCTTAGCCAGCGCAGCCTTATTATTTCCCCAATTATTCTTGACGCGAGATGCATGTCCGAGAATGTACCCCGAGAATCCCTTCTGAAGGGAGTTAAACTTGGTCGTCGTCCCGCACCCACAGCCGCACGTGGGTTCTTGGCCGCCAGGAATAAACAAGCTCACGTAGAGATCACGTGCGGTGATTCCATGGCGTTTCTGGCAGTGGATTCGAAGCGAATCCAGGCTGTCGGTCGAATAGTCTACGCAAGAAGGGCACTTAAAAGAAATCTGGTCCATGATAGTAAATATACCATGGACCAGATGACTTATTAATTCGACAAAATATTTTGTCGAATCCTCACGTCAATATTGTAGAACACAATTATCGAAGCGGAGTGTCAGCGAGATTTCCATCGGATCGTCGCCATCATAAGCAAGGTCACCGAAACCAGCTGACGTGATGAACGCGCCCTTGATATCCCAGAGCTCCACCACCGTGCCGACCGGGTCGAGCATCTTGAGCTGGCAGTCACGCTTGTAGAAGTCGGCGTAACCCGCGCGGCCTGAGACTGACTCGAAGTGGGTACGAACCCATTCCATCACCTGCTGGGCGCCGGAGGGTGCGATAGCATCGTAGAGGACAACGTCGATCGTATCGAATGTCGTCTTTCCAGCGATGTAACGACGTGAGTTGATCCAAGGAATTTCCTTCTCCTCAGTCTTCACGCTCGGGCGCTTCGTCGACTTGATGAGGTAAGCATCGATTCCTTCGACCGCAAAGACCCATCGGTTCTTCCTCTTCGGTTCGAACTTGTTGGGTAGCATATCGGTGACTGAGAGTGTCTCGGCCATAGTGTCTCCTGTTCCTTAACTATTACGTATCGTTGAAATCTTAGACAAAGGTTGAAGCATTTGTCGCCTCGAAATCAATCGAGATGAACTCTGCGGTCTTTGTCGGCTGCAGGTAGATCTTACCACGAATCGTGTTATTCTCTATGTCAGCCTGTGTGGTGGTGGTGGTGTCAATCTGCACGCGATACCTCTCAACACCGCGCTGGGACTGGATCTGCTTCATTATCGGTGTAACGGCAGCATTGAAACGAGCGATGGTCGACTCTCTGTTCGGCTCGAAAAGAAGACCGTAAGCAACAGCCTTCACTCGACGACGAACCTCGATGAGCAGACGACGGACGTTAACACGATCAAGAGCCGAGCCCTCAACGAGAGTTGTCCTCTGTCCATTGATCACGATATTCGCGCCAGGAACCGAAACGATCGGGTTGATACCAGCATCGTAAACGGTGTTGATGTTATCGTTGTTGAGTATCGTGCTAAGGGAGTTTCCAGGAATAACCGCTCTTGTGTAGCCTGCCGGTGCGCTCCAAGTGAATCCGATCCGATCGTTCTGCGCGTAGGCGCCGAGGACCAGGGTCGAAGCTGGAAGGCGTGTGCTAACTGCTACGCCGGTTCCCGGGTCAACGCTGACGTTCACGTCCGGGAAGTAAGCAGCACCGAATGAGCTGTTGAGGCTGCGATTCTTGAACCTCGTTGATGTGAACGCGACGTTGACGTTGGGGTATGAAGACCCGGCGTTGATGGAGGCAGTCACGAAGTTGTTGTTATCGTCCTTCAGCTCGACATCGGCGATGTAAAGAGCATCGAACTTTGTCTGCATCGCCGAGAGAGCGTAGTCGGTGATCGCGGGGTGACGAGTGTCCGGAATCGCGAGGACGCTGATGTCCGAGTAAGTCTTGTTACCCATGATGTCTACCGCCTTGCGATAGGCAGCGACCGTCGGTCCGTTCAGCTGACCCTGGTTGCTGTAGTCCATCTCTCGACGAGCCGCAGCATCACGCATGTAGAATTTATCTGCATCGAAGATGTTGAGACCATCGAAGCCTCCCTGCATGAAGGTCACGAACTTGAGGTAAGATGACGGAGTACTGGACGGGAAATCGATCGTTGTGTCGATGAAACGTCCACCGAGGCTGGCGTCAAGAATTCCGTCCCTCTGGTACACAGCCTCGTCCCAACGGTCTCTGTCGAGAGTACCGCCGGAGCTTGTCTGAACCTGGATGTTCTCAAGCGTAAAGAGGTTCCTGTTGAAGAGGTCAGCGTCCACCACGGAGCCGTTGACGGTGGCTGCGCCATCATTGTCACCGACCCACGGGTTCTGATAGGTCGTGTGGTACTTCGGGAAGTACTTGGTGTAGCTTGAAAGTCCGCCAGCACCGAGTGTCTCGGTGGAGGTCGAGACTCCATCGTTAGGACGAGTCGTTGAGTTGTAGAGGCCGAACTGGGGTCCCCAGTAGAGCTTGCTCTCGCCCGTGGCGTTCGCGCCACCGGCAACGTCTCCTACGTTGATGCTGCGACGGAAGAAGACCGGCGCCTCACGCGCGTTCGTCAGGGGAACGTTGAGGTGAGCCGACGGGCCCGATGAACCAGTCGACATGAAACCAGACCCAGAGGTCACTAGGTGGTAGAGACCACGTGAACCGACGGGAATAGTGTTCGACGGGATGACCTTGTTGATGACTTCATCAGAGAGCTCAACTCTGACCCGACGTGAGACCTTGCCGTAGAGTCCTTCCTCAATGATCTTCTGGGCATCAGCGGTACGATCGAAATCGAAGTAGGTGTTCTGGTCACCGATCTTCTTTCCAATGAAGTTGTCGCTATCAGGATCAAGATCGCATCCAGAGTATGTCTCGTATACGGTCGCGTAGCCGTCCTCTCCGGTAAAGCTAAGAATCTTCACGGTGAACGTAGCGTAAGAGCCAGCAGCAGGGTACTTGATGCTTTCGATCGCGACCCTGTACAGTTCATTGGTCGCTGCACCGTCGCCACGAGCGTGGATCTTGAAGAGATTGTAGCGAGTCCCACCGAAGTTCTGGGATGTTACGTACGGGGTCATCGGATGACCGTACCTGTCCTCGAATCCGTCGTAGTTCGGGAATGTTGTGGTTCCGTTGTTCCTTGACTGAGAGCCGGAAAGGCAGAACACGATCTCTTCGACAGCGGCTGACGTGCTAACACGACGGATCGCAGCCTCAGCTGCAACTCCGGATCCAGTTGGGACTGCGAAAGCGTCCAGAACGTCGTAGTGATTGTAGAGGACGTAGCCGTGCTCTTCGAGAAGAAGTGGGTTGCTGTTGAACTTTGCTCCGAAGTAGGAGTCGGAAGTTGGGTTGAATGATGCCGTGAGGATGCTTGGGTAACCAGCGGAATCGGTGTGTCCGTTCAGGAAGAGCACGAATGTCTGCTCTCCGCTCCGGAGATCGAGCGATCCGGTGAACCAGCCTTTTGCAGGGCTGGCAGTCGTCGCAGCTAATGAGTAGATATCAGATGTCGCTCCCGGCGCTGAGCTTGATACGGTGATCTGAACTCCCGACGCTGCGAAAAGAACGCCGCGAACGATCGGCTGGGCTGCCGTCGATGTCTGGATTCCTGGCTCGGAAAGTAACCAGGAGCCCGCAGACTCGGACATGTAGCATCCGAGGAAGTACGTCCTACCTTCCAGACCGCCGGCAGTCGCGTAGGGATTGTTGCCGAGCTGACCGTTGGACACCTGAACCTTCCGGGAGCCGACCACGAATCCTGCATTTGTCACGCTTCCTGCGTTTGTGGCGCCTGTCGTTCTCTTGTTTCCGTCTCCGGCGCCGAGAACCCTGACGTATGTTCCAGCTGAGGCGTTGCTAAGCCACTGGTACAGGGCAAAGGGAGCGTGATAATTCGCATCCGGATTGCCGAACTCAGTTGTGAACTGTGTGTTATTCGCGAAGGTGATCGGCACGAACGCCGTTCCCTGCGTTGCCGTTCCAATCACACCGGCGGAGCGGCCCGAGGGTTGAACCTCCGTTACACCACCGGTGCTATCGATCTCGTTTAGTGTTATGCCTGGCGCAGCCATTCGTTGAACTCCTTAATCTCTTCGCTTAACTATTGTTGATTAGACGAACTCGACGCCCGCCGGTGTGATGATAAAGTCGACAGCGATGAATTCTACCGCTCTTGTTGGAACCACAACAATTCGACCATTCAACCTGTACGCGGCAACATCGGCAGCAGTGTTATTCGTTGAATCCATGACGATCCTGAACTGCTCGATACCAGCCTGCGCCTTGATGAGACTCAGAAGCGGGGTGGCTCGATCGATGAAAGACTGCCTCGTTGTCGCGTCGTTGGGCTCGAACAGAAGGCCACGTGCCACGTCCTGGATAACGCGCTTGAGCTCGAGGAAGAGCCTGCGAACGTTGACCCTATCGAAGGCCGACTTCGAAACCTGGAGTGTCTTCTGTCCGAAGATAACGAAACCGTTACCAGGGAAGGTCGCGATTGGGTTAATTCTGTTATCGTACAGGTAGTCGCGATCGGATGTGTTAAGCCTTACTTCAACGTTGGTGACGAAGTCAAGAGCAGCCCTGTTGAATCCAGCCGGCGCGTACCATGGGTAGGCGACTCTGTCGCTGTACGCAAGAGCGCCGAGAGCAGCGATGGAGGCGGGCGCCTTGACCCTTCTGTTCGTTGTTGTATCATTGACGAACACATCCGGGAAGTAGGTAGCGACGTAGTTGTTGTTGAGTGACCTTGCGGTAACAGCGTCAGCGGTCTTCGTGACGTTCGGCTTCAACGCAGAATCCTCAAAGATTCTAACATTTGCGTCGGAGTAAGCCGGAGCATCAAGAACGTACATTCCAAGAGCGTAGGACGAAAGCCTGCGAGCGAGGTAGTCGGTCACGAGCGGCTCGCGGACGCCGGGCGTTGCGATCACATTGACATTGACGGTGTACTTGTCAGTCATGAGCTTCGAAGCGACCCTGTAGGAGTTCACAGCGTTGTTGCTAAGGCTGCTGCCCGCCGGGTCGTAACCGAGACCTGATCTTGCGATCGGCTCAACACCACCTGCCGCGAGCCCACCGGACTCCGTTGAGGTGGCACGATCCCCGAGCTTCGCAGAAGCTGCGTCGAGGATGTTGACTCCGTCGAATCCACCGTAGAACATCGTCGAGAACTTTGCGTACTCAGCGAACTTGTTGAATGTGTTCGCCGAACCTGAAAGCAGTGAGGCGAAGGTGATTCGGCTTCCACCAAGAGCGGCATCAGCGATCCTGTAGTCCGTTGTGCTCGGAACTCCATTCCTGATGTAAGCCGTCTCCTTCATGTGAGCTTCGACAGTTCCCGTGACATCCGTTAGTGATGTGTTGGAAAGTGCGACCCTAGCGAGAGTGAACTTATTCGCGTTGAAGATATCGGCATCGGATCCAGTCACGAGAGCGTAGAGCTTCTGGATTCCCTGCATCTTCGAGTAGGAAAGGATAAGAGGATTGAACTCGGTCCCATCGTTGGAGTTCATCACGGCGCTTGAGATGGAAGCTGTCGCAGGCAGACGCTCGAACTTCACGCCCCAGTGGTAGCGTGAGTCAGGAATCTCGAGGAGACCCGGCGATCCGATGTAGGCAGATCCGTCCACGGTTCCCTTCGTCGCCTTGAAGCGGAACGGAAGCGGTGGAACGATCGAGCCCGTGAGGGTTGTCGCAACGGAGCTGCTGCAGTAAAGTCTCGGGAGAGCGTTCGCACCAGCACCGTAGGTTCTCGTTCCCTCGGTGAGAGCCGAGGAAGTGTCGGTCAGGGTCTGCGATGTTCTGACAACCGGGATACCCTTGAATCCGAACGGAAGGGCGCTTGCGGGAACAACACCCGTCGTGAGACCAGCTGCCGTGATGACCCTGATCCTGCGACTTGCGTTCGGGAAGTTTCCATTGATCACAAGACGCTGCTCGGACTCGTCGCTTGCGTCGAAGTTGTAAGAGACCTTGAGGTCACCGATCTTCTTAGCGACGTAGTTCTGGCTCGCTGGGTTGATGTCGCAACCTGCGAAGGTCTCCAGAATCTGGGGAGAAGTGTCAGAGTCGTACAGGTCGCGAACGTTGACATCGAAGGTGCCGTACGGATTTCTCGGATCCGTCGAGGCCTTCACGTTGGAGATCGAGACCTTGTAGAGAGCGTTTCCTGACTCTCCGTCGGTGAGAGTCTCAAAGTAGAAGAGCTCATGCTCGAGGCTTCCGAAGGGCTGCGAGATGATCGCGGGAGTCCGGGCTGTCGTGTAACGTGTGTCGAACCGCCCAAAATTCTGGAGGTATGTGTTCGACGATCCTGAGGCGACCGCGACGCAGCTGTCACCCGTGACATCGAGACCGACGAGCTCGTCCTCGATCGGGAAGTCGAGGTAGAGCACGTGCTGCTCAGCCTGGAACTTCTTCGGGTCCGTGTTGAAGACCTTACCGAAGTAATCATTCGCGCTCGGGTTGAGAGACGCTGTCAGGATTCGAAGCCCGCTGTAGCCGTCTGTCGTCCCGAAAGATGAGCCCTGCGAGCTCGAGATCACGAACTTGAACTTCTTGTAGTTCGAGGAAGCAGCATTGAGATCCGTTGAGGCAACATCATCGATCACCGAGCCGCCGTCGGACCACTGGGAGTTTGCTCCCGTCATGTCGAGAACCATTCCTCGCGCACCGGTCGGGAACATGAGAACGCCACGAACGATGTTCAGGGTGTCTCCGATGGAGGGCGGGTTGAAGCTTGGGTTCTCGCTGAAAATCGGGAATCCCTTCCACTCAGAAGGTGTGGTTGAGCTTGCTGGGATCGAGTGACGGGCGACAAGGAACTGCACGGCTCCTGTCTTACGGGCGTCGCCAGCCGGGAGGGCGACGGTTGATCCTGTCACCTTGAATCCAGCGTTGCGCACCACACCCTGAGTCAGGGTCGTTGCGACGTCGGACATGCTCGCGTTTGCACCCGCGCCGAGGACGCGGATGAAGGTGAGGGCACCCTTGTGCTTCAGCCACTCATTGGCGGCGTAAGTTGCAGGACGATCCGGGTCAAGGCCGCCGAAGCGAGCCGAAAAATCCGAAAAAGACGACACGGTCGTCGGCACAAAGGCCGGCCCCGAGGCTGCGGCTCCGATGAGCCCACCTGGGACGCCCGTCGGTTGCGCGCCCGGGGCGGTAAGCTCTATCTCCCGTTCAAAGAATCCAGGAGAGCGAAAGATTTGTTCCGACATCAGTTGCTCCTAATCATATGGGCTAATCAAAAGCTAAGTATCACGAAGGAAGCGAAACGACGACATCATTTTAGATCCCTGTCCGATTTTAATGGGTTGTTTATCGTTGTCAGGATCTCCTCTCCGTGGGCCCTGGAGACACTTCTCACTTTGACCATAACGTCCATCTGCTTTCCCGTCAGAGGGTCCTCTGTGAGCTTCCTGGTGGTGCTACGTGATGAGATGGAGGATGACTCGGTACCGCCCACAGCGGTTGAAGCAGCTGGGAGCTGGGCTGACTGCCTCTTGTCCACACCACCCGCGGCAGTTTCAGCTTGTCGGGCGGAGCTCAAGGATGTCATGCCCATGATTGTCGGGTCATCGACAGTCGAGATTGGGTCCAGGATCCTTGAATCGATCCTCATATCGTCGACATTCCCAGCTGGCAGCTCGTCATCGACTCCCGCAACGATACCGAAAGTGAATTGGGTCGCGGAGACAAACCTCCGCAGCCCGTTCGGAACGCCCGGGGACGTGGGCAGAACTATAAAAGCGGGAACATTGACGGTGAAGGAGTGCTTTATCGTCCTCTCATCATCCGTCATGTTGTCGAAAGTTGTGTCCGAGGAGATGTCCGGGTCGAACATCGCATTGAACCAGTACCCGCTCGGGGTCTCTATCCTGTAAGATCTTGCGCGGACGTTGTGGTACCCACTCATGATCGTCGTGAGGATGTCGTTGCTGTGCTGCATGAACTGGGTCCAGAGAGTAACCTCGTACTTCGCGGTGAAAAACTTCGGAACAGGTATCGAGATCGTCTCGTATATTCCAGCCCCCAGGTTCGGCTCAAGTAGCCTACCGTCGAGTGTCCTTCCCGGACGATCGAGGTGCGGTCTCCTAGATTCGATGCCCGTGTTTCTGAGACCCTGCGCGTTTATTATTCTCTGGTAGAGCGGGTCATCCTTCGAGAGCCTTCTCTTGATGTCTATTGTTCCGAGATCTCCCATCTCTATCGACTTCGCAGCCTGCTGCTCGATCCCGCTTCTCACTATCGTTATCAGAGGGACGATAAGCGCACCGTTCTTGTCACGTAGGGGATCCTTTCTCCTGTTGATAGCGAAGCGCTCACCGGTCGCGAATATGACCGGAACCTTCTTCGTGCTTCCATCCTTGAGAGCGTATATCAGTGGAAGGTCCTTTTCGAACAGGCTGAATATCGCGCGATCAACGTCCTCCACCCCACATGATGGTACGGTGATATCCTCGGGGACTGAGGTTCCCTCGTACCCAAGGCTGATCGAATCTCTGCCGTACTTTTTCCTAGTTGAGTATCTCGTGCTCATTCGTCACCGTAGAAAGATGAATTGATCCCATCGGGTGCGACCTTCTTCGGACCGGTGAGCGGGGCCTCAAGTTTTCCGTCAGCCTGCAGCTCACGCCGGTCCGCAGTCTCGCCAGACTCGTTTGATGCTGCACCTCGTTGCTGAACGAACGTCGTCTGCGTGATCTTTTCCTCCTCGAGATTCTGAGCGGCGGGACCCGGAGCGGTCCTGCTGATGAGATCCTGCCTTGCCTGCTTACCCATGAGCTTGTAGCCGGTGACATGTTCCACCTGCCCGAATATCTTGCTGATCGTCACGACCTGTGTGATCTCAAAGAAAACGGATCCGTACGACATGAAATCGCCCATCTTCATACGAAGACCTCGGTCCGTGAGATCCTGAGCGTGCACCCTGGCCTCGATCGAGTGAAATTTCTCGCTTCCGAACTTGCTCGTCTTCACCTCACCGGGTGACCATTCAACGAGAGCATCGATCTCTATCGGAGGATCGAACACCTTCTCGGTCGATTCCTCGTAAACATCGTGAACCTGGGTGACGTCCGTCCTGATAGGATAGTAGTATATCTTCTGACCGATGACGTCCTTGATGATCTCCTTCGTGAGGTCGCTTATGAGATCAAGCTCACGAGGGGTGATGAAAAGTCTTGCCATCTGATCACCCGATCGTTATGACACGACCCATCGGTATCGGTGTCGCCTTGAGTATCTTCTGAACATTGTCAACCTCTGCTGCCTTCGTCTCGATGAGCTTGTTGTAAGTCATCGAGTCCAGCATTTCCTTGAGATCTGTTCGAAGCTTATCTTTCTCCTCTTTCGCCGATGACTTCAGATCTCCGCCGTCCAGTTGAAGCTCACCCCCCGGGATCGGAACGGACCCAAACTTGGACCTGATCATACCCAAAAGCTCCTTGGCGAGGGCAAGCGCGTACTGCCGGACCCACTGACGAGCCATGGAATTCACCCTCGCGTAAACGAAATTACCGTAGGGAACGTTGGATAGATTTGAGACACCCGACACCGAGGCATCCGGTATCGATGGGTTTAACGGGTTGGATTCGAATCCCACACGGACCCAGAGCTTCAGGGGGTTTGTCGCTGTCGGTGATGGGAATATCCTGATCTTCGTTCCCGTTACACGGTAGCTGTAGTTCGAACGACGGACCCTGTTCGAGATGTTCATCTGACCGCCACGGAGGATGTCCTCGAACACCGGCAGCACATAAAAGACGGTCTCTGGCGTGAACGACTCGAAGCTGAACTCGTTGTTGAGGTAGTTGATGGCCGATGTCGTATCGAAGAATCGATACGCTGCGGATGGGTTGAAGTGCATGATCTCGAAGATCCTCATCTTTCGATGCTCTGGATTTAGAGATGAGCTCACGACAGGTGTTCCGGTCGATGGATCCACAAGATCAGTGTAGAGATCATAATCCTGCACATTCTGACGAAGCTGAATCGCGCCCGAAACTGCATTGTAGGTTCCACCGAGACCAGCCTCAACGGCGTAGGGCTCAGCCAAACGCACGATGTAGTTGAGGGTGTCACGAGGAAGCTTCTGGGTTGCCTCATCGAGACTTCCAGTCTGCATGCCGAGAAGCGAGAGCAGCTGGCTCTTCGCCTGGTACTGATTAACGATCGATCCGTATTCGAGGAAAGCTTCCTCGAAACATGACCAAATCTGCTTCTTCGTCAACTCGACAGACAGAACGTCATCTCCAAGACGACGTTTCACAAATGCCACCATCGCATCAGCTTCAGCCTGAAACGCGGTGTCGGAATCGAAAAAACCGAATGGAGTTGGGTTTAAGGTGGTCGTGAATGTTGACATCTAGTGTCTCCGACCTTAAATAGGAACGAGCGGCGTGAAGCCGCTCGTTCATTGATCAACGTGTGAAACTTACTTCACGCTGGCCTGATTGGCCAAGTACGTCTTCTTCGCGGACTGTGAGGTCATGGCACCTGCAACCCCGACCATGGTTCCACCGCCCAGAGCGTACGGCTTCTTGGCAAGGATCAGGAGGCTGTCAGCCGTTGGGTTGTTGACGATGTAGATGAATCTGCTAGCCTCACGATTGGTGCCAGATGTCATCTCAACCGCGCTGTCCTCTCCCTTCGTTATGTCACCTGTAGCCGGAACTCCTAGATGATTTGCGAATAGGACTTTGATCTCGGTCAGCTTCTGGATGATCATGCTTAACTCACTGCGGGTCGCAACGGTTCCAACAGATCTCGCCGTCTGCGCTGCATTTGCGAGGAGGACTGCGAACCGCAGGTTATCGCGGGCGAACAGCATCTTCTGGTCAAAGATGTTTCTGCCGTTTGTGGTATCCTGATACTGATCGATCGCCGTCTGGACCGACCTTGCCAGCAGGTTCATGACCGTGTTCACATCGCGCGCGGTCTGATCCTGACCGATCGGAGTGTTGGGCGCCTGAACCTGCAATGTCGACTGCACAGGAGCCGTGTCGATGCCAGTCTTACCCGTGATCGCGGCCTGCTTTCCAATGAGAGCTGCAATAACATTTCGACCTACGACGCCGTCCACTGGAAGGCTAGCGGCGTTCTGGAAGGCTATCGTCGCTTTCTGAGTGTTAGGACCGTAGTCACCGTCGACCTTGAATCCTTTCGGCAGTGGAATGCCTGAGGCGTTCATGGCAAGCTGCAGAAGCTCCTGATAGATGCTGACAGCGGTTCCCTTGGATCCGGTCTTTAAGGTGACCTGTCCCTGCCCTGCACCGGCGCCAGCATGAACCTGTAGGAACGTCGGGTCATTACGCATCCTATCGGCTAGGCTCACAGGAATCGTCCAGTTTCCAGCGTTGATCGGGGTACCTGGCATTCCCAAGGGAATTCCCTGTCCGACCTTGATCGCACCGGAAATAGTGCGTGTGGCTGCCTGCTCTCTCATCGCTCTGTGAGCTTCCTCGCGTATGATACGACGCAGCGTGGACTCAGAAATTAACATGATTTATCTCCCTTTCTTGTATTTATTTTTGTTCTTGACACTTTCAAAAAGAATCTTAAGCAGAGATGACCTTCTGCGGGAATCGACAATCGCTCCGTGCTCACCCTTCAGGATGGACCAGTACTTGTCCTTCATCTCCGGACTCAAGGTCTGGGGCACGTACTGGTCGAATGACTGCTTATCATCGGCGGCGAGAAACTGCCTCATCCTTGTCCCTGAGATCTGGACGGTCTCAGCTCTCGATACCGGACGCTGCTCGAATTTCTCTATGACAGCTGGATCCCTGATGTTATCAGCCATCTTCGAGGGTGAGTATTTCACCCGAGCGTCCTCATCGTCAGAGTAGAACACGAACTTGCTGACAACGTTCTTCAGCTGACGCATCTTATCGACAGCGAGGCTCAGCGGAGATTCCGGTGAGATGATGAGGGTCGCATTCGGAAAATCACGGTGAAACTGGGGCTCCAGCACCGCCTTCCACGCGTCGATCATCACGCCCGGTGGCAGCTCATCGCGGCCAGCGGTCGAAGTGATTATGAGAGCCTCGTCGCACTCCTGAGATGCGAGGCTGATCATCTGCCAGTGACCAGCGTGGACGGGCTTTCCAGAGACTACGAAGATTCCAATGCTGATTCCGTTCTGCGTCCCAATCTCGAGACGCTTCATCACCTGCGTCTTCGTTGTGAGGAACAGGTCCTCCTGACGTTGTATGAGAGTCTTCGGATGATTTAGAGCACCCAATCGATTCGAGATCGCAGCGTCGAAGTAACACTCCGCGTGGATCCTCTCGAAAATTTCATCGAGATCGCTCTCGGGCACGTTTCGACGCTGGGCGGGAGCGTGCTCAGACGAGATCTCATTGGCGATGCTAACGATGCCGTTCCAGTAAGCCTGTTCGTCCTCCTTCGTCGCAGCCCTAAACTTCTGCTTGATCGCCTGTCGATGCTCAACATCGTGCTGGTCAAAACGAAGTGCCTTGTACAGGGCCTGGGTGGCCGACGTCCTAAAGACAGATCCCTCTGCTGGTGAGCGCTCGCTCTCTGTTGAGAGCGATGTATCGAAGTCAGAGAATAAATCGTAGATAGAATCGACTATCTTCAGAACTCGATCAGGACCAGAGTCTCCGTAAGCTGCTCTTAGCTTTGAATCAAGGTCGGCAGCCCGTCGCTCGATGGAAGCGCTCTTGATGCCCGACTTCAATCCCTGGAATGACTCGAGGTTACCTTCGAAGAGAACGGGATATGTCTGAACTCCGAGCAACCTGGCATACTCCTCGAGCTTTGCCTCATCGTTCTGCGGAGTGATGTTCGAGACAAGATAGGTTCCTGTCACCTTGTACCTTGAAGGACCGAAGAGGGTCAGGAAGATCCCATGCTTCCGAGGATACTCACGGCTGATCGTTGGCTTCCGCTGAACAAACTCGAGAAAGAATTCGGTCCCGGGAGGAATCGCAGCGGTGTTTCTATGAACCTGCGCAAGGTGAGAGTGAACGAGAGAGTACTGAGCTGTTCCGGATGATCCTGAACGAACCTCCTCCTCGCGTGCAGCAAGGCCGCGTGCCTCACCCGGATAGATGACGTTGCCCTTGTAAGCGATGTACCAATTCTTGGTGTAATCTTCTGGATCGAACGCGTTGTTTCGACGGAGGAGCGTGAGCTTCGTGCCGTCGATCTTCTCTACGATCTTGATGCTGGGATCACTCAGGAACACCTGGGCTTTCTTTATATCATTGGCCCGCGCGCGTGGAGACGCGTCAGGACGAACCATGACCTTCTTGAGATCTTCGATCGAGATATCGGTTGACATCAGCTTCCCCAGATTGCAGATTCTATGAGACGATTGAGACGATAAGCTTTCGATTCATCGACTTCACCTGGAGCTGTGTCGTCCTCAGTGAATCCTTCCTCTCCACGAACCTTGTACTTCGCGTAGAAGCTTGCCTTCATACCCTCGATGTCCATCGTGGAGGATTCAGCTTCGGGAAGGATTTGCCTGAAGACCTCAAGGATCTTTTCCTTGACGCTCATATCTTCGTTCTTGTCAGTTGCTGAAATTTGCTGGGCAACTGCACCGAAGAGCCTGATTGCCATCTCCTCGTAAACCCTAACAATTTCAGGTGGAGTCATCCTGTTTTTCATTATATCGAGCGTACCGAGGAATGATCCAAAGTCCTCCATCTCTTTTTCCGTAGGCGGCGGATTATCTCCGAACATCCCTGTGAATATTTGTCTGATATCACGAATCGCTTGGGTTCTCTCAACTCGTTTCAAGTACTTGTAGACATCATTCCCGTTGTGCTGCCAGTCGAGCTTCCTGTACCTGTCGGAGTATCCAGTCACAAGATCGAGGGATTTCATGGGTCTCAAACGAGCGGGCTTCTTCTCAGCTGCTGAGAGCTCAGCCTTGACCTCGGTCTCAGCTTTACGGCGAGCGGTCGCCGGGCTTATTCGAGGCTGCTGTGATTCGATCTCGGACGCACGAGCCTGGATCTTGCTCTCGATCTCCTCGGCGCTGGGTGGCACGTACTTCCTGTCCTTGGTCATCGAGATCTTCGGATTCTCGGCCGAGGCTGCGTCCGTGGCAAGACGTGCATCGATGGGTGGGGGAGAACGAACTGCAGCAAGCGAGAATAGAAGGATCTTGTGCGCGAGACCTTTCACACCCGCCTCGATGTCTCTCCAGGAGGACGAGTATGAAAACTTTGCCCACGGAGAGGGTCGACCGCCCTCGTACTCAGATCCTTCGAAGTCAATCTGAAAGAACGTATCCCCCTCACCGGGAGGAGCGGAGGGATCCCATGTGTAAGCGAAGAGAGCGTTGATCTGGTGCTGACCCGGGCTCTTTTTGTTGTGACCGACGTACGCAATTCTTGGGGTGAGCTGCTCATCCTCACGACGGTTGAGCGTTGAAAAGAGCCCGTTCATCTTATCAACTGGAACCGTGAGGTCGATGTCCCCCACTGTCGGCTTAAACTCTAGGAACTTCTCGTCCGACAGAGTCTCTGGAGGGGCGAAGAGATGCGCTGATGATCCGTTAAAGGCGAATCCGGAACCCAGGACATCATCGCGTTGGGCTCGATCCCAAAGCGGCTCACCGTGGTCGTTGTTGAACTCATCATCGAGGACCTGAAGCATCTCAATGACGTCGCGTCTCAGATCCTGACGATTTATCCTGCCGGATCGAAGATCTATTTTTTCAGCAAAAGCAGATCGACCGCGGAACTGCCTGACCTGGTCAGGACCCGAAACTAGGCCCGTCTCTGGGTCTCGAACGAGTGCTCTGGTGTTGCCCCCCTCATTGACGGGAGCAGCACCGAACATGAACTTTGAGATGCTAAACAATTTACGCTCCTTGAGCTCAGATGCCCCAGTTGATCGAGATCTTCCGACGGCCTTCCGTCAATGTACCCCCTGAGCCTCTTGCTATGGGTGCGGTGTCCCTGCGTTGGAGAGCAGCACCATTCACAGTTATAGACGTCGGAAGAGCCAGCTTCTCATTGACTTTTATCACGTTGGGGTCTGGTTTGTTAAGAGCAGCTGCAAGCGCTTTGTAAGCTGGAGGGGTTCCATTTCCGTAGAAACGAAGGCAGATCTGCGACAGAGTATCTCCTCTTACGACGGTGTACGTCTTCGTTCCAGGAGTTGGTGTCGGACCAGGACCTGGAGTTGGTGTGGGAGAAGGTGCCGGAGCGACGGCGCCGCCGGGCTTCCCGCCCGCTTTTTTCCACTTCATGATCGCCGCGCTAATAAAACGCCAGAAGAAATCTGTTCCCAGAGCGTACGTTCTGTCCTCTCTCTCTAGATTGTCCAGAGCCGGGAAAGCTTCCTTGTACTTGTCGTTAACGATCTTATACAAGCTATCCGCATTGAGAGTTCCAGACTTAGCAGCGGAGAGAACTTGATCGAATATCTCCTGCTTGTAAGCAGACGGAAGGTCATCAAGGTCACCGTCGTCTTGACCCTCCATTCCACCTGAAAGTGGGCCCAACGCATCGACATTCATATCACAGTAAAGAAGTGGATCAGTTCCCGTTAGGGTCGAATTGCTAGCTGAATCACGACCCGTCTCTGCCGTTCCACCTGCGCCGAACATAATATCTTTGAGGTCAGCTTCAAGCTGCGCGTCCGCTGCAGCAGCAGGGTCGACGGGAGCGGAAGGCGCTGCCGGTGTTGCTGGCGCGGCTGGTGCTGCTTGAGCTGGTGCTGGTGCAGATACGCTCGCTGTTCCTGTATCACCGTCGTCTGCAGGTGCTTCAAACAATCTAACGCGACGTGATTCCTCACGAAGGATCTGGCGAAGTCTCGCCTCGGTAATCTTCATACGTTATTTCTCCATACAGGGATACATATTCCGCTCACGAGCAAAAGCGTGCACCGAAAACTACAACGGCCACCCAAAAGGGTGGCCGCGTAGTGTCCTGAGGACCCCCTACATCAGATGATGTTGAGGTCGAGGCAGGTGACCGTACCGTAGAAGTCCGACCTGACCATCTTCTTGCCGTAGCGAGTCATGACACCCTTTCTCGGGGTGAAGTCCTCAGGCGCGAAGATCGTCGGGGTGACAATCAGCGGGACGTACGGAGCGTAGACGTAGCCGGTCTCGAGGTAGCTTCCGCCCTTGAAACCAACAAGGATCTTGTTGCGGGGGAAGTACGGATCCTTGTACACCGTGAAGCGGTTGCTCAGGGTACCAACCTTCTCGGCGCCGATCGAGAACGGAGCGCCGACCTGGCCGGAGCCGTCGATGCTGTAGCTCGGGCGGTAGTAGGTCGAGGCCTCGAGGAT